CATTGTCTCGAGTTCGGCTGGGGTCGTACCCCAGCCAAACTTCACGGCGATCGAAGGGGTCTTTATCATTGGGCTTGAAGTCTTGCCACCGGCTAATGTCCACCATGGCTTTTTCGAGGGCTGAGAACTTGAAGACGGAGCTGGCGCCATCAACGAAAATACACATAAACAGGTTATCGAAATCGTCTTTGCTGTATTCGTCGCGCAGTTCATCAATATCAAAAAGCTCACAGCCGCCTGCAGCCGCATCTTCAATTGTGACGATGTAACGCCACTGCTTGTCTGGGCAGACTCGGCCGCCATCTCGGTATTCGTCAAAGGTAGGGAACTCAATGTTGGTGCGAGTATCACGGCCTCTGCGCCATTGGTCACCGGTCCAAAAGGTGTAAGCCTGGTGCGTTTTAGCGGAAGGGGTGGAGAAGTAGGTTTTGCGCCAGTTCTTATGAGTGGCCATGGCTGATGCGAGTTTGTTGAGCTCATCGAATTTCGGGATCCAGAAATACTCATCCACATAAACATGGCCATGATAACTTTGCGCGGTTTTTGAGTTGGTGGATAAGAATCTGAGCTCAGCCCCGTTAGAGAGAATGATCGGGTTACCCGTCAATTCAACACCTAAAAACTCTTCACCAATCGCAATAATGTAGCTTCTGAATACTTCGGCCTGGGCGCGAGACGCGGATAAGAATATCTGGTTATCGCCAGTCAAAATCGCATCTTCTAATGCTTCGCCACTGAAGTAATAGGTGGCGCCAATCTGACGAGATTTAAGAATATTACGAGTACGTTGGTGTAGGTTGTTACGCATCGTGTGCTGGTATTCAAAGAGCGACTCATGCCAGGTCGCGAAGTTCTCTTTGGTTAGCTCAGCAATATTGTTCTTCTTTTTGCTCTTCTTTTTCTGCTTGTCGTCAGACTTATTTGAACGCGAGCTTTTACCGTTAGTTTTAGCTACAGGTTCAGTTTTGTTAGATGAGTGTTTTTCATCAACTGTCTGAGTTTGAGCGTGGAATTTTTTAAGTTGTACGTGGTGCTTGATGAGTCTATCAAGCATATCGAGCTGGCCTTTGGTCGGGTTTTCCAGCTCAAGCAGGGTTTCAATTCTACGCGCTATCGATTCATCAATCGTTTGCTCGCGCAACATATCACGCCATCCAAATTTGTCAGCCCAGTGATAAATAATTCTGGTGCTGTTCAAACCTAATTCGGAAGCGATTTCATTGGGCGTCCAAGCCTTTAAATAAAGGGAACGGGCCGCGTGTCGTGTTTCAGGAGAATATGCCATGGACCAATCATACGCCGAGGTAACAACCTAAATTGCATAGCAAAATTCGGATAGGTTCGGATACGCCCTGTATCCGAATTGGTAGGAATTGAAGTGGCTGAAACGGGTAAACCAAAGGCGTATTGTGAATGCCAGAAACACCTAACTGACAAATTAATACTAGGTAAAAAACTCAAATGGCAAAAACCAGTGATTGGAAAATTGTAGCAACAGAAGGGCCGACGGTTGATGGTCGTAAGATCACCCGTGAATGGCTCACTGAAATTGCAGAAAATTACGCCTTGAGTGAATACACCGCTTTGATTTGGCCTGAACACAAACGCTTTGCTGGTTACGGAAGTAACTGGGGCAAAGTGCTTGCCGTAAAAGCTGAAGAAGTGGATGGGAAAATGCGCTTGTTTGCCAAACTTGAACCTAATCAATATTTACTTGAAGCCAATAAGCTTGGGCAGAAGCTGTTTACCTCCATAGAACCCAACCCAGACTATAAAGGGCAAGGAAAGTGCTACCTGATGGGATTAGCCGTGACCGATTCCCCGGCGTCGTCTGGTGTTTCATTACTTCAGTTTTCGCGACAAGAAGGTCAAACCACAGAGCTGAGTTGCAGCCAACTGGAAGAAATCAGCCTTGATGAGTGTTACTCAAAAACAGACCGATTCTTTGCCTTGTGTAATGCCTTTTTCAATTCTGGTGATGAACAACCAGAGCCACAACCTGATCCTGAACCAGAGGAAGAAGAAGTGACCGAAGAACAATTCAAAGCTGCGATGAAAGAGCAGTTCGGCATTATGAAAGGTGAGCTAAAGGATGAACTCAAACAAGAGTTTAACCTGCAAACGCAAACACCTAACGAACCCGAAGCCAAACCCGAAGGTGAAGTTCAAACGTTCTCTTTGGAGCAGTTCTCTAGTGAATTAGAGAAGCAGCTTGCTCCTGTAGCCGAGCAAGTACAAAACCTTGAAACCCAGTTCGCAAAGCTTAAGCAAGAAGTCCCTGGTCAAAAGCCTGGTGAAGAAGGCAACGGCGGCGAATCAACTGTGGAGGTCGTGTAAATGCTCAATGCAGTATCGACTCAATTTTTAGATGAATATTGCCAAGCCGTAGCAAAAGCGGGCGGCGTTGTAGATGCGTCTAAGCAATTCAACATCACGCCGGTGATGGAAACGAAGCTTCGCCAAGCCATTGTTGAATCTGACTCTTTCTTAAACCGTATTTCGAATATCTCGGTTGACCAAATTAAGGGTCAAGTGATCGATGTGGGTGACAGTGGCTTGCTGACCGGTCGAGTTAAAGACGGTCGTTTCATGGGCTCTCTTGACCAAAGCGGCAATACCTACGAGCTAACTGAAACGGACTCAGGCGCTCATATCAACTGGATTACGATGACAATCTGGGCGAACTCGGGTGGTAAAGGTCAGTGGATGAAGCTGATGAACAACGCCATCACGCGTAATTTCGCCTTAGATAAGTTGCGTATTGGTTTCCATGGCACCTCCATTGCGGGTGAGAGTACGGATCCTAAAGCAAACCCAATGGGTGAAGACGTTAACAAAGGCTGGCTTCAACTCGCAAAAGAGAAGGCACCGGCTCAAGTCTTACCTGCGGTGAAATTGGATTCGACAGGGGCAACCGAGGGTTCATATCGAAACCTCGATTCACTGGTTAACGATCTGATTAACACCACTATCCATGAAGTGCATCAAGGCGACCCTGATTTAGTGGTTTTGATTGGCCGCAACTTAGTGGCCGCAGAGCAGCATCGTTTATTAGAATCGGCAGAAGTACCCACCGAGCACAAAGCCGCGCAGAGCTTGGCTAAGACCGTTGCTGGTAAAACGGTGTATACACCGCCATTTTTCCCGCCAGACATGATTTGGGTAACGAACTTAACCAACCTGCAAATCCTGACTCAAAAAGGAACGCAGTGGCGTAAGTCGCGTAATGAAGAAGACCGTAAACGCTTCGAAACGTCATACCTTCGCCAAGAAGGTTATGCGGTGGGCAATTACCACAAGTTTGCAGCGATTGAAGAAGTCACTGTCATTGTGCCAGCCGCAGGTTAAGGGGAAGACATGGCCAGTCCATTAGCGAAGTTGCGGCAAGAAGCCTTGGCAAAACAGCAAAAGCAATCGACATCTGAGAAACAGTTTGTTGCTAATCCTAACAGCCTTCACCTGCTTTTAGCTGAACTCGAAAGCGATTTGAAGGTGCTAAAAACCTTCAATCGTAAGGATGAAAAGGTTAACCACAAACGTGAAGTTTTGGTCCCTAAATATCGTGAAGCAATTGAAGCTTACCTAGCCGGTGACGAGCAGTTCGATAACCCGTTATTTACTCAGATGGTGATTTGGCTCTTTGATATCGAAGATCTAGAAACCGCCATCAAGTGGTGTGATATCGCTATTGAACGCGGGCTAGATACACCAGAACGATTCAAGCGTGATTTTGCCACCTTCTGTGCGGATGAAGTCTTGGCTTGGTCAGAGCGTATGGCAGACAAAGACCAATCGATTGAGCCTTACTTCTCCCAGGTATTTGAGAAGGTCACTGACGACTGGAGCATCAACGAAAAGCCAACGGCTAAATGGTTGAAGTTCGCGGGCCTGTACCTACTGCGTAACGATGAAGGTAAGCCTCATGCGGCCTCTGTCGGAGATGTGGCGACGTTACAGAAAGCGCGAACTCATCTTCAAAACGCGCATGAGCAATACAGCGCGATTGGTGTCAGCACCATGATCGATAACATTGACCAACGTATCCGAGCATTAGAGAGTGGCGACAACCTCTAGCTTAAAACAGCTCCTATGCCACCGCGCCTCGACTGACGAGGAAGAGCAAGTGATTCATCACCCTGCTTATTCCGTCGACTCAGTGGCTAGAGGCGCCCTAATTAACTGCAGTAGCAAAAAGGTTGAATCATGAGCTTTGGCGGAAAAATGGATAAAACGAGTGACCAAGCCATACCTGGTGAAGGTTGGCCAAGCTTATCGACCGATGAGTTTCGCCAATTACGCCGTATTCCGCATACGTTTGATAACGACTCTATTGCTGCGGCCATCACGATTGCTGCGCTGAATATTCAAGAGAAGTTAGATCGCTTGTTGGTTGATGGTATTCCGCCATCAATGAGCATCGCCAAAACCACATTGTACAAACGTGCGGTGTATGGCCGAGCTCACTCTGAATTGTTACCCGAGTTTGCGACTCAAGACAGGCGTAAAGAAGGGGACAACGCGGCGATAGATGAGCCACAACAGGCGGCACGTTTCCTAGCTCAAAGTAATAAAGATGTCTCTCAATTGCTCGGGCGCAGTGCCAATGGCATTGATTCGATATGAGCGACACGGTTTACAACAAAACCAAGCTTGAGCATCTAACGGATTACATCGTTAGTCACCTCAATAGCAATGTGCTCGATAACAAGATTGATGCGTGGCAAGAAAACGGCTCAATAGTGCCAAGTGGTGAAGACCGTGGGAACGGTGGGTATATCGCTTGTTTCTGGAAATACAACGCGGTGATCTCGGTTGAGGAATTCCCTCACCAATTACTAGACCCACGCTGTTTGTTGGCTCTGATTGCTTGCTGGCTCAGTGACCATGAAGAAGAGCGTAACGAGCAAGAGCTTGAAGACCCGACTTTATCAGTGGATGTGATCAGCAGCGAAGCGGCCGATGTGAGTATTGAACTTGAACTGATGGAACCGATAGAACTGGTACCTGATGAAGCAGGAATGATCACTTGGCGCGGGACTCGATACCGAGTTCAAGCCGTTGAGGTTTATACCGCCGAAGAAGCGGAGTTGGTGAATGAAGCCGACAGTTAATGTCAATCAAAGGGATGTGCTCAACTTGCAAGAAAAGCTTGCCATGTTAGCGCTTCCACCCAGAAAGCGTGTTTGGATATTGAAAACCCTAGGGCGCTGGGAAAAAGCCAAGACTCGAAAGCGCATTCAGCAACAGAAAGACATTCAAGGCCAAGCCTTAGCACCGAAGAAACGGAATAAGCGCGGAAAAGTAATGCGACGTATGGCCAAGGGGTTGACCCCTTATGTAAGAAACGCCAATACGCTCGACCTAACTTGGAGCAATCCGCTCACCGCAAAAATTGCCGCCAGGCATCACCTTGGTCAAAAGCAAAAAATGACCAAGCGCCAAATGCAAAAGCGGTGGGGAAAGCCAAACTATTCTGCGCCTTGTTCAAAAGGGCAAGCGAGAAAACTGAGGGAGCTGGGTTACACGGTCCCGCGTAAGAGTGGCAAGGGAAGGAAGAAACCCACGCTCAAGTTATTGATGGCCACCGTAACCCACGGGCAAGCAGGACAAATTATTCGTGAGTTGAGCAATCAACCGAGTGTGTCGGCTTGGGGTATCCCCTTAAAAGAGCGCCAGATATTAGGTAGTAAAGAACGCGAAGTCACCCGCCAACTCATCACCATTTTTGAGCAGGCCAGAAAGCGAAAATAAGCGAGGAAATAACCAATGGCAACCGGAAAGGTAGAGGTAAACAACCTCAATTTAGGGCAAGGCGGGATCCCAGAAATTGAACGCCACCTGCTTTATATCGGGCGCACCGATAAAGCTGAACTGCAAGGCAAAGTCACGCGTGTAAATAACATGACCAACCTTGATGAGGTCGTAGCCGATGACGCTCTGGGCGCTAACCTCAAAGCGGCGCAGCTCAATGGGAAACAGAACTGGACGGGTGCCGTCTTTGGTCTCGCTGAAGGTAAAACGTGGCAGGAAGCGGTTGATGTTGCTAATCGCACGGACTCGTTTGAAGGGGTTTGTGTGGTGGACATTGTGACCAGCAAAGCAGACTTTCAAGCGATGCAAAGTAAAGCGACTGAGCTCACCAGCAAGCTTGGCCGTTGGGTGTTCTTCTTAGCGGCGTGTCCTGGCATCGATAAGAGCAAGCAAACTTGGGCGAAATACGAAACCAGTCTATTGGCGTTAGTGAAAGATGTATCGGCCAATATGGTGACGCCTGTGCCGATGCTCAATGGCAATAACATCGGTGTATTGGGTGGGCGCTTGTGCGATCGAGCGGTGACCGTCGCCGACAGTCCAATGCGAGTAGCTACGGGCAGCGTGTTGGGGCTTGGTGAAATGCCTATTGATAGCGCAGGTAAACCACTGGAAATGAGCACCATCGCAGTGTTAGCCGATGCGCGTTATTCACTGCCGCAATGGTATGCCGACATGGAAGGGGTGTATTGGACAGACGCGACTACGTTGGAAGCGAAGGGCGGGGACTATCAATATCTAGAATACGTTCGTCCGGTTCACAAACTGAATCGCCGCGTTCGCATCAAAGCGATCCGCCGCATTGCTGATCGCATTCTGAATTCAACACCACCGAGTATCGAACTTAACCGCACTTACTTCAGCAAAGACATGCGCGATATGTCGAAGACCACGGAGATTGGTGGCATTCCGTTCCCTGGTGAAATCATGCCACCAAGCGATCAAGACGTCACCATCACGTGGCAAAGCAAAACAAAAGTCGTGATTGGTTTGATGGTCACGCCACACAACTGCCCGAAACACATTGTTGTGAACATTGGGCTTGATCTCTCTAACCCTGCAGACGCGGAGGCTTAACAATGAGCATGCGTATTTCTGGCAAGAACATGCACTTTTCAATGGGTGATTACAAGCTCACCGCGCAAAAGGTCACGCTGTCGATTGAAGACAATTCTGCCGTCAACAAAACCAATGGTGTACCTGACGGCTATGTCGATGGTGATGTGGCCGCCAGTGGTGAAATGGAACTGACCACGCAGCAATTTAACCGATTAGGCAAAGCCGCCAAAAGCGCCGGCTCTTGGCGCGGTATGCCGGACTTTGATGCCTTGTTCTACGGTAAAATTGATAAAGACGAATTGAAGATTGAAGCCTTTGGTTGTCGTCTGAAAATCTCAGACTTACTCGATGCGGATTCCAATGGTGGCAGTGCATTAGTTCATAAGTTGCCGTTCGAAGTGACCAGTCCTGACTTTGTGAAAATCAATGGCGTTCCATATTTGCGCCCAGATGAAACCGAAGATTTGGTTCAGTAACGTTTACTGAGTAAGTAGGGATTGAAATGTCTGATGTTATTGACCAAGCCAGTGGCTTTGAAACCCAATTCACGGAAGTGGCGCTTACCAACCAGTTGGCAAGGGCTAAGCAAATTAACCAACGGGAAAGCGCACAGGAATGCGGTGAGTGCGGCGACCCAATACCAGAAGCTCGCCGCCAACACATATCAGGGTGCCAATACTGCACTCAATGCCAAAGCGACTTGGAGACAATGAAACGATGAAACTAGGAGCGCTCTTCGTAGAGCATGTGATTAAGCCGGTGCTCGACCATTTAGACATGGTCACCGGTGGACACGGCAAGATGAATACGCAAGCCGCCATCAATCTGATTTTGATGATTGTGGCCCATGAATCCGGTGCGTTGACCTACGCCAAGCAGGTGCGAGGCCCAGCACTTGGGTTTACTCAAATGGAGCCTGCCACCTTCCAATGGTTGATTGAATGGCTCGGTCAAACGCGGCCGCACCTGTTGGATGCATTGTCGATGTTTACGCCAATCACCGCGAGTTCTATCGATAAAAGTGATGCCGATTATATGGTGATTTCGCCTCAGTTTGCGGTCGCGACCGCTCGGCTCAATCTGATCCGCTTCCCAGAAGCACTGCCAGAGGCCGATGATCTGGAAGGGTTAGCGCGTTACGCCAAACAATACTGGAACACATCGGCAGGTAAAGCCACACAAGCGGATTACCTCAACGCCTATTTATCCATGATGGGAGATAAGTAATGAGCTTTTTAACTGGAATGATCGGAAAAACAATTTGGGAAATACTGAAAGGGTTATTTTTTCAAATTACTTGGAAAGTGGTACTCGAGCGATTCGCGTCTCGCGCCATTATTTGGGGGCTTGAAGCACTTCGCGACCTAAGCACCAACGACGTCATCCAAGAAACGGTGGACGATGTGGTTGCATCACTTCAGGGCAAAAGTTTGAAGGACATTCCTCAGAAGGAATAGCAATGGACCCGACTTGGTTATCTGCACTGGTTGCCCTTGCCACCTTGTTGGTGATGTTAACCGGAGCACTGATCGGCAAGCTGTTTTCTCTTTCGAAAGAGCTTGCTGATTATAAAACCCATGTGGCGGAGAGCTACGCCACCAAAGAAGAAGTGAAGGATGGTTTTGAGCGACTTGAGCGTCAACTTGAAACCGGACTCACCCGAATTTATGAATCACTAAAGCGAGAAGCAGCATGACAAAATCCATTGTTTTAACCGTTGGCACAACCGACCTTGAATTCAACCCAACACCGGCAGAATACGACGAAGCGCAAAATACCATCCTTTCGGGTGATGCAAGCGCGGCAGCACACAACTTTTTGATGAGCTGTGTGAGTGAAGGTTCAAAAGACGCACTGCGTGAGATGACGAATGAGAACGCTGGTGCAGCAATGCAGATTTATGGTGCGGTTCTTAAAGAGTACACGCCGAAGCTTGTTATCTCCGTAAAAAAATAGATGCGCTTGTCGCGGCCATTGATGGCAGTGACAGGCAAAAGATGTATGCGTGGCGACGTAAGTGGTTACCCGATGCCCCTGATACTGACCAAAATCTTGCCTATGCGATTTGGTTAGAGAAGAACCATTGGGACAACATGCAAGCCGTTACTGCAAGTGGGGTGGCCAAAGCCTTTGGCACCTAACTCTAATCAGCATAAAGAGAGTGGTTGATGTTACCTGAAGCGCTCAGATTTCAAGTTGGATTGATTGACCAGATATCAAAACCTCTGGGCAACATTCAGCGCCAAATATCCGATGTTACGAATACCTACAAGCAAGGTACTCAAACGATGGTTTCTGGCGCAGCTGGCATGGTAGGCGCAGGTTTTGCCTTGCAACAAGCGTTAATGCCAGCCATTGAAATGGATAGAAAGCTCGGTGAAGTCAAATCACTTGGCGTTGCTGATGATCAACTCAAAACCCTTGCTCAAACGGCAATGAAATTCTCAGTGGATTATGGCAAGTCAGCCACGGAGTTTGTGGCCGCTTCTTATGATATCCAATCCGCGATTGCTGGATTAGGAGGTAATGAGCTGTCTGAATTTACGAGAGCGTCGGGTGTGCTCGCGGCTGCAACGAAAGCGGATACTGGAACCATCACCAATTACGTTGGGACCATGTATGGCATTTTTCAAAACTCGGCCAATGAAATGGGCAAAGCGGATTGGGTGAACACGCTAGGTGGTCAAACGGCCAGAGCTGTGCAGATGTTCAAAACGACTGGCGCTGGTATGTCTTCTGCGTTTACCTCGGTGGGAGCGGCGGCGACCTCTGTTGGTGTCGGCATGACCGAGCAAATGGCGATTCTCGGTACGTTGCAAGCCACGATGAGTGGCAGCGAAGCGGGAACCAAATATCGCGCGTTCTTAGCGGGGACCGCCAAAGCCCAAGCCGCTTTGAATATGCAGTTCACCAATGCGCAAGGTCAGATGTTGCCGATGGTCGATATCTTGAACCAAATTAAAGGGCGTTACGGTGACACGATTTCGGTTGCAGAAGCGGCTGAACTGAGCAAAGCGTTTGGTACCAAAGAAGCGTCGGCCATGATCCAATTGCTGATGCAAAACACCGATGGGCTCGCCACATCAATAAACGAGCTCGGTCAAGTCAAAGGGCTCGATGTCGCCGAACAAATGGCTGGTGCCATGACCGACCAATGGGAACGGTTAGAGCAAGGCGTGTTTGCAGTGCGAACGGCCTTTGGCGCTGCGTTGTTGCCCGCGCTTTTACCTGTGGTTTCTAGTTTGTCTGATGGCGCGATGGGAATCATCGAATGGACACAGATGTTCCCCAACCTCTCTAAATACATTGGCTTTGCGGCTGTTGCCATTTTAGGTGCAGTGGCGGTAGGCGGTGCCTTTACGCTCATGATGGGTATCAGCAAGCAGGTCATGGCGACCTATATGCTCACCATGAAGATGTTTGCAGGGGTGAACGCCTTGCTCACCCAAGGCATGGGCGCTTTGCGCGTCGCCATGCTGGCCGCGAATATTGCTATTGCTGCCAACCCTATCATCTTGATTGTGGGCGCTGTGATAGCGGCCGTCGCTGCCGTGGGGGCTCTGATTTATTACTGGGATGATCTGAAAGCCTCGTTGGGTGACACAACCTGGTTCCAAGTATTAGAAGGGGCCATCACCCTAATCACTCTGCCATTTCAAACGCTGTTTCAATTCCTGTCTGCAGGTTGGCAATGGGTAATGAGCGGCTTTAGCGATACCAGTGGCTTTGCCTTCATTGGCCAAATGGCCGACTCGATGAGAAATATCTTTGGCAGTGTGTTTAGTTGGTTCACCGATAAATTAGCGGGCATTTGGGAAAGCCTAAAGGGGCTCGTCGATTGGCTACCAGGTTTCGGAAGTGATGATGACACCGCGCCTGTGAGTTCTAAGGCTGTGAAAAGCGCAACACCTTACGCACAAGTTCAGCCAGGTGGCGCGGCCAAGAACATTGCCAGCTACCAAACCAGTTCAACCAATTACGGTGGCGTGGCGATTTATCCAACCTACATGAGCAGTCCACAGGACATGGCCAGTGAATTAGAAATGGCGGCAGGCTAATGGCGGAGTACCTCTATCAAGACATGCTCATTGAAAACGGCGATGTGGTGCTTGATGCCGGTCGTAACCCTGTATTGATCCAAGACCGAGCTGTGATAGCCCAGGACATTAAACACGCCATCATTGAAAGTAATTTAGCGGTTGAGCTTATCGCAGAACGCAGTCCATCAAAGAAAGCGGATATTCGAACCAAGTTGGAATTGTTGGTTGAAGAAGACGTTCGCCTTGTACCAGGCACAGTGCGATTAGAAGAGCCGACAGAAGGCACCATTTACGTGCTCGCCACCACTGCAGATTTTGGCGACGTAACGCTTGATATAACAACTTCGGAGACAACCAATGTCTGATATTCCTAAGCCGGATTACGCCGGGCTGGTCAAGCAATCCGGTATTCCTACCGATGAAGCCAGTTGGAAAAAAGTGCTCAAAGAAGAGATGGAAAAGGAAGAGTGCATTATTTCTAACGATTCGCCTTTCTCCCCATTCTGGCGTTTGATTGAATCGGCCGTGGTGAAAGTCACCTTGTGGCTCATCACTACTTTATTGGTGGGCTACGTTCTGCCCAACATGTTTGTGGCGACTGCAGTAGACCAGTGGTTAGACCTACTTGCTTGGCAGTGCAAGCTCACTCGTAAAAGTGCGACTAAAGCCAAAGGGCTGATCGCTTTCCAACGCGCTGCAGCGAAAGGGCCTGCGTTAGTCATTCCTAAAGATACATGGATTCAGACTGAACCCATTAACGGCAATATCTACCGCGTTCGTGCGCTTGCTGATACCACGTTGCCAGAAAACGAAACCATGATCATGGTCGATGTTGAGGCAGAAAACGAAGGTGCAGCCTATAACCTTGGTGAAGGTTACTACCATATTTTGCCTACTGCGATACCAGGCATTGCAGCCGCGACGAACCCAGCCGAATGGCTAACCGCAGCTGGCGCAGACAAAGAAAGCAACGATGAACTTCGCTTACGTATCCGTAACCAATGGAGCGCAGTGGCTAAATGGCACATTGATGCGGCTTACCGTTCTTTGCTGACAAGTCGTGCAGGCATCAATGATGACAATGTGTATTTCGAGCATAACGCCCCACGTGGACCAGGTACCGCGAACGCTTGCATTCTTCTTGATACGGGTGAGCCATCACCGGAAATGCTCACCGATTTAAATACCTACATTCGTAACCAAGGACAACACGGTCATGGTGATGATCTTCAGGTGATGGCGATGCCAGAAACACAAAGCAATATTGTTTGTCATGTGTGGCCGCTTCGCTCACTGACGATGGATGAGCGAAACCAACTTAAAGCTGCAGTTGAGAAGTTTATTGGCGCGGCATTCCGTGAGAATACCGATTATTCACCAACCGTGACCAATCCGGTATTGCGCTTTAGTTTCTCCAAACTAGGCCAAGAGCTACATGGCCAGTTTGCGCAGATTGAATCACTCGAATTCGACAATGCCGACATCATTAACAACCTCACGGTGCCACGCATTCAAACGTTGGAGGTATCCATTGAACATACCTGAGATAAACCTGCGTTACTGGATGGGTAGAGACGAACTCGCCAAGTTTTCCCGAGCCATGCGTAATTACTGGGAGCATGTGAAAGCCGCATTTGAAATGCCGCTGCAACAGCATGACCCATTAACCGCACCAATGGCGTTGGTCAACATTCTTGCTTGGCAACGTGGCGTAGAAAAGCTTGGCCAAGAGCCCGAAGACTTGTTTCGAATCCGTGTGGCGCATGCTTACGGGTTTTCTCGTGATGCGGGTTCGGTGTCTGGATGGGAAGACATGTTTGCAAAGCTTGGTTATCCGCACATTGCCCAAGATGAAAGGCTAGTGAATGTCGATTGGGATGTGATCAGCCTAAAGATCCGAGACGGTGATTTAACCAATGTTCCGAAGTTATTAGACACGGTGGTTCGTCAATACGGGCGCACCTGTCGTCGTTACCAATACACCAGTTATGTCGAAATGCCGTTGGCTGCGCGAAGTAAGAACATTGAGGCGCAATACTCAACGTCACACGTTAAGACACGGATAAACGTTGGCATGTTACCGAACATGTTAAATGTCGATTGTGAATATTACCAAGCTACTGCGAAAGGCTAAGGAATTATAAAAATGGCAAACGTAACAGATAAGTCTATTTTAACCGCCGCAGGTAAGGCGTTATTGGCACAACTCAACGCAGAAGAAAAACCGTTAGTTATCGATAAGATGATTTTTGCCAACGTACCGAAACGCCCAGAATACCCACAGCCTGATGATGTGGTACCAAGTAACGATGTGGTGCATGAAGCCGCAGTCGAGCAGCGTGGCCGCCTTTCTGTTGACTCGGTGATCTACAGTACAACACTCACCAGTCAAGAAGGGCCGTTCGAATTCAACTGGACAGGGGCTTATTGCTCTGAATATGGCGTATTGGTTACCATTGACCACCATGCTCTAACACCAAAAACAGCCGATGAACCAGGTGTGTCGGGTAATACTTTGGTGCGTTCTGTCGTACTTGAGTACAAAGACATTGCTGAAATCACCAATATCACGGTGGATGCCTCAACGTGGCAGTACAACGCTACGCCACGTATGAAGAAAATGGACAACGATGTAGCCCAAGCCAACATCGACCAGAACGGTAAAGATTGGTTTATCGAAGACGGTTTCTTGGTAACGCCTCAAGCTAGCGCATTCAACATTAAAGCGGGTGCCGGTTATGTATCGGGCAACCGTGTCACTCTCGAATTTGATCGCAACGTTCAAGTCCCTAACAAGCCATCATTCATTTACGTGGATGCGCACCGCGAAGGAACACCAACAGGTGAACAAGTCACGTTGTTTGATTTTGTGGTTACTGCAGATGAGAAAGACGACTACACCGATGCAAATGGCGTGAAACACTTTGTTTGCAAGATTGCTCAGGTGTTTGCGGATGGCTCGGTGAGTGATTTAAGGCCTGATGGGGAGAGTGCTAGTCGTAATTGGGTTAAGCACGATGCGGAAATTACAGCAACAAATACAATAAATGGTAGAAACTTACCAGACCGATTTGCTCATGAAGTCGATGTTCGTGATTTTGGTGCTCATGATCTTCTGTTAAACAATGCTGAAGAATTCCAAAAGGCGTTTAATAAGGCGCGAGAGTTAAACAAGCCTGTTAAGGCAAAAGGCCGTTTCGTCTTGAAAGATGCCTTGTTACAGCTTTACACAGAAGCGGATTTTAGCGGCGCAACGTTTGTCATTGACAATGCGGCAATTCAAGTTTTTGACCGCCGAGCTGAAAGTGAATTTGTTCAAACGTTTTATGAGGCAGACATTGCCGGCAAACATTTAATGGTGGATGGCCGAGGCAGTTTGCGCGGAATTCTGCCGGATTCTGTTTTGGATGAATTTGAAAACTCCTATGTTTGGGTAACATCTGATACTAATCACCAGTATCGTTTAAATGGTGATGATGTCTCGGAATACAAGCAAGGTAGTGTGAGTGTTTTGCGTCGCCATGGTCAACTTGATTATACGTTAACGCACGATTATACGCAGAGCACAAATGTGCGTATTGAACTGCGTAAAATGCCTAAAAACAAGTTGACGTTGAAGTGTCCTGAAATTGAAATTATTCAGCTAACATATTCGGCTGTTTGGTATGTGCGCCGTTCATTAACTAACATGTTTTCACCATCAATTATGACTAAGCAGTCTGAAATGGTGATTGATGATGGTTATCGTGCTCTTATCAATATTGATGGTTGTGCGAATATCAAAGTTGATGATATGAATACAGCAGGGTTAGGCGAACCGTCGGGCATTGATGGTGTAACACCAATCGTGCGCTATGATTTGATTTATGCTCGTGTGGCCGGATTAACCATTAATAACCCAAATTGCGGTACAGGTTGGAAGTCTATTGATGGGAATTACAGTCGTGGTCTTTCAGTGCGTGGTGGCACGATAGCTGGTATCCATGGTCATTTTGGTGTTGCTGACGTTACTGTGGATGATGTCACGATTACATGTGCTGCATTGGCTTTTGGAACCGGCGCGAACGACTCCACAATTCGACTTACTAACATTCGTTATCAAGGAACATATCCTTCATTATTTGCGCTGCGTTCTGATTTCTCAGAGCTAAGAGGGCGTGTGATTGTTGATGGTATTGATATTAATGGCGATAAGTTAGAAGGTGAAGATTTTACCTTAGTAGAGCTTTATGAGTCGGCTGTGAAAAATAGCGGCGGCACCAAGCCTTTGCAAACTAGAACGCTTTATTTGCCTCGAACAATTGAGTGTAAAAATATTGCGGTCAATCATAAAGGAAATCTTAAATTAATTAATATTCCAGATCATGTATATGACTCTGAAAAAAGGTTGAAAATGCCTCGCAGAGTTAAATTCACGGATGTTGATATTGAAAATGTGACAGGTCGAACTGAGCTTGCTTTTAACGTTCGTCCTTTTGATAAAGAGACGACAGACCCGATTATTTTGGAGTTAACAGACTTCATTCAGAAGAAAAAATCGCAGCCTGTGGTGCTTGTTATTGGTAAGTTAGGGCAAGTTGATGGGATGCCGTATGACTTGCGGCTGAATAATGTAGAGGTTTCAACTAATTTTTATGATTCGAAGACTGGATACATAGGCGGTAATTATCGTAGTCGTATTGTTGCCAAAAACACCAGGATATATCGAGGCTGGGATATGTACGATGGTAATATTGGCTCAGGAAAGTTGATGTACTTAGAATTGGATTCGTGTACTTACAATCCCATTGATTCTAAGGGTGAATCTGCTTTCAGTCTTGGCCAAGGTATTGCTACAGCAAAGATAACAAGTATGACTTTTAACGGCTCAGATTTTCTGGCTAATGAAGGTCGATTACCACAAATTAGTGCATTGGTTAATGACCAAAGTGATAACACTTTTATCGATTACGATGTTCCTAATTCTATCAAAGACAATAATAGGTATGGTTGGGTTACGAGTGAAGGCCGAATGTATTTATTAGGTTCAGCGCATGGCCATAAAGGAAATTATACACGGAATGCGGCTGGCTCATTGATTCCAACGTGGGACACCAATCGAGAGCTTATTATGTTTGGTACTCACTGGATGTGGTTTGATGGTGCTGGAGAATTGAGAATACAGGATAAGTACCCTAATAACTTCGATACGGATGGGAAAAAAGTGAGTCTAGTCTAATGCTAACCCTAAATGGCACTCAACTCTCACTCAAGAACCTACGCATTAGCGTTCGTCAACAATTGGCCGGACAGGATATGTCCGGTCAAACCTCGGCCACCGACCAAGCGGAAACAGGCAGCAAAGGTAAAATACTGACGGTGAAAGGAGTGATCCCTTTTACCAAAAATCAGTTACTGACTCACTTGTTCAGTATGGCCGAAGCGCAAGAAAGCGACGCGCGCCAAATCTATCGTATCAGTAACAAAACAGCTGAGGCGTTGAAAATTCGTCAGGTGAAATTCCAAGGGGTAGTGCGCGCAGATGAGCAAGAGTCTCATCGCCAATGGAGTGTCTCGTTTGAGCTGGTCGAACACCTATCGGTGCCAGAGCGAGTCGAACAGCGTCAACCGGATAAACCTGCAGCGCAGCAAAAAGTACAGGGTGTGAATACACCGGTTGAAACAGGACAAACCGACGATGTACCGCCGGACACACAAGTGGAATTGACGGGCGTCATGAAGGTACTAAAAAGCGTGGACAATGCGCTGGCTTAAACGAGGGCGTGACCAATGACTACCAACAATAAGTTTCTATGCCGCGCTTACCTGGGCAAACACAAAACCAAAGTGAAAAGCCATCGCATCGTCTTCAGTGAAAACACGCCGGGTCGTTGTGAGCTCTCTGTTGAAGGAAACCCAGAGCCCAACACGCTCATCGCTATCGACTTAGGTTGGGGTGATGATATTACTCGCGTCTTCTTGGGCTATATCGAACGTGTACAACCGTCTGAAAAAGGATGGTCAAAAGTGTTCTGCCGTGAGCTCGCGGCCATTCTCTATAAACCGCTCAATATCATATTGCGCCATCCCACACTTATGCAGTTGCTGAGCGAGGTCACCAATAAAACGGGGCTTCAATTTGTGGTACCCGAAAAGGCGTACAGCAAAACGGCTATTCCTTGTTTCTATAGCGATGGTAATGGGTATCGAGTCATCGATGAGCTAGCACAGGCATTTAGCATCGATGACTTGTTCTGGCAGCAGCAGGGTAATGGCCAAGTGTATGTGGGCAGTTGGGCCGATTCATTTTGGGCAGATAAGCCGATCACTTTGCCCAATGCACTCATGACCAACCACACGGCCAACAAATCGGTAAAGATACCGGCTATCCCAAAACTCAAGCCTGGTGTTGTGGTGAATGGTCTTCGATTAATAGGTGTTGAGTTTGAAGCAACGGAGGCCAAATTAACATGGATGTGAATACCATCAAGCGCATCATCTTTAGGTTGTTCCCTGAATTCACAGGGCGATGGCACTTACCCCGTTGGGGAAAGGTCGTAGCACTACCAGAGCTGCCTGAAGAGGGCGATTTATCCGATCGCTTCTATCCTCACTACGCGGTGGATGTTCAGCTACTCGATGAAAAGGGGATGGAGTATGAAGATAAGTCACCACTGCAAGCGGTGCCGCTTCCCGTTCCTGGTCTAGGCGACCATGCTGGTCGTTTAGAGCCGCCAGCAATCGGCAGTATTGTTGAACTCGGCTTTATGTTCGGTCAACCAGACAAGCCCTTTATTCGTTGCGTGCTGCCATTGGGGTTCAAGCTACCAGGAATCAAAGAAGGTGAGAGCCGATACCAACAGCGCAAAGGCGTTTATCAATTAGTCGACCAGAAAGGCAACTTTGAACGTAAGACAGACCAAGCCGACAAGCTTGAATGCCTCACTCAACAAATCAAAGTACTAGAAAATCGAGTCGCTGAAATTGATGGTAATCACACCGAAACCGTCAAAGGCAAAAGAACCATCAAAGCTAAGAACATCACCGAAGACGCAGACACCATCAAGTTCAATGGCGGAAAAGGCGTATGCACCGGCGCGAGCATTTGTCCCTTCATGGGAAAACCGCATGTCGACGTATCATCCACCGTTTATGCAGGAAAAGACTAATGGCATTAAATAAAACATCACTGAAACAGAAGCTAGAAACAGAACTGAAAGCCCAGGGCTTTGTGCTCGATGGCGAATTCGCAATGGCGGGCATGATGGCTGAAGCCATTGCGAATGCTGTAGTAGATGAGATCACGCAGAACGCAGAAGTTCAAGTAACAGGCGGCAGCTCTTCGGGGAGTTATCAGGTCGAATAAACGGAGTAGTACAGAAACTAGTACCTAATCGTTCTTATTGCTTAAGCTGATTAATGGCTTGATTATTATTAACAGGGGTTATTTCTGGGAAGGAGGGGCTCAATTTATAAATTTGGGGGTATTCTCCATCTGAAAAAGTGAAAAGAACCAGCGATCTTTCTGTATCATTTCGAACTTATTTTTATTAAATCATGATTTTAACTGTGAATTTACGTTCGATAATTTCCGCCTGCGCGCTGCTGAGTTGTAGCCACACCTTTGCTAGTGAGCCTGAAACGGTGACTTGCGAATCAAATAAACCAGGAACCGTCATGGTTCTAGAAGATGAGTTGTTTGTGGTCGTCAATGACGCACTCATCCGCAACTCAGACTACTGGCAAAACTTTCTGGATGGCAACATTCAGCTTTGCACCACTCACGTAACAGACATGAGTGACCTGTTCGCTAAAGACCAATACTTCAATCAGGACATCAGCCGTTGGGATACTTCTCGTGTTGCCAACATGGACCGCATGTTTTCTGGTGCCAAGCGCTTTAACCAAGATTTAACCCACTGGGACGTCAAGCGCGTCTCTCGTCATACCGACTTCGCTAAAGCCAGTGGCCTGTCTGAAAATAGCCTTCCAGCTTTTACGCGATAACGTCTATTCAACCCTAGGAAAATACAATGAAAAGAACCATAACCTCACTTCTTGTGGGCGCAGCCGTGCTCGCTAGCCAAACTGCTTATGCTGCTGATATCTCGGTAAAATGCCCTGACCAAGCCGTTAACTCCGTGATGTTTGAGAATGGCAAAGTTTATGTCGTGGTGGATAACGCTCTAATTAAAAATAAGACTTTGTTAGATAATTTAGAGCAAGGTTATATTCGGTTTTGCACTACACAAGTGACGGATATGAGCAACATATTTAAGGGTCGCGAAGCGTTTAACTCTGATATTGGCGATTGGGATACATCGAATGTGACGGAATTTAGTCATATGTTTTCTGGTTCAAGCGCCTTTAACCAATATATCGGGACTTGGGACACATCCAGTGCGAAGGCGATGAGATCTATGTTTTATGGTGCAAGCGCCTTTAACCAAGATATTGGTGCCTGGGATACATCAAATGTGACGCGATTGAATTATATGTTTAGTCGTACAAGTGCCTTTAACCAAGATATTGGTGGTTGGGATACGTCGAATGTCAAGGATATGGAAGGCCTGTTCGCGAGGACAAAAGTATTTAACCAAGATATCGGTGATTGGGATACATCGAATGTGACGAGCATGAGATTTATGTTTCATGATGCAAAAGCCTTTAACCAATATATAGGTGGGTGGGACACATCGAATGTGAAAAAGATGAAAGGCCTGTTCTGGAATGCACAAGTATTTAATCAAGATATAGGTGGGTGGGACACATCGAATGTGACAAATATGTTGTCCCTGTTCTCGGAAGCACAAGCATTTAATCAAGATATCGGTGAATGGGATACGTCAAATGTGACGGAAATGAGCTGGATGTTCGAAGGCACAAAATTATTCAACCAAAATATAGGTTATTGGGATACATCGAATGTGACGAGAATGAAAAAAATGTTTTCTAATGCTTCTGCATTTAACCAAGATTTAACCAATTGGAATGTGGGCAGGGTACTGGAGCATACTGACTTTGCCAAAGACAGTGCTCTGACTGAAGAACAACTGCCGTATTTTGTAGACTAACCCTCTCATCGGTTTAACTAAACAAAGGCCAGTGTTAATGGATTCAACGCTGGCTTTTTTTGTTGGTTGAGTCATTCTCAAAAAGTGGCGGCAAAAATGGCGGCGTTCATTGTAAAACAGCGTTATTTATGGGTATAAATCGCCACTTGTTACTGTTTTTATATACATGAAAATTAGGGTAAACTACTGATTATATTGTAATATTACTTGTTTCTATTAAGTTCTACGGCATGTCTTCACAGTCGGCGATGGACAAGCACTCAGGTGGTGTTGCTAAGTACCGTGCTGCGGAAGGTAAAACTGTTTTACTTCCATACCGTGGTTC